GAATGTAAAAATAAAACAAAAAAAGGTAACAATGGAAAGTTTTTTAAATCAGCTGTAGACAAAAATGGCGTTTACAAGTGGATTGCACTAAAAATTACAAACAAGACTAGACGTAAATAAATAAATAATATTATATTTATTATATATCACACTATGAAATTCAAATTCGAATTCATTATCTTTATTATAACCGCCGCATTGATTTTGAATACTTATTATGACGGAAAGTATTTCAAAATGGTGGAGACAGCAAACGCGAGAAAGTATATCAAAATGGCAACATTTGGATTCTTCGGATTATCCATGTATTTATTTTTAAAAAAGAACCCAGCAAATTCTCAAACAATTATGCACCATGCGAATGAATTGATTAAATATATGCCAATCAGCAGAGAATCGGCAGACATGCTGACCCCATTATTCGATATGACAAATAAACGCACATTTTTTAGCGGCATCAACGGCAACAACGGCAACAACGGCAACAACGGCAACGTTGATGAAGCGGAAGATTGGTCTAATGCTAATGCAACTACATCTAAGCGACAACAATATAATATAAATAAAATGATGAGCTCAGGAGCGACAACAACAAATGGTTCCGGAATAAAAGCCACAAAACGAAGTGTAAGCGAATCAAAGAAAAAGTTTGTGGCTGCTCAACAGTCGTGGAAATGCGGCGACTGCAAACGACAACTACCTAGTTGGTTTGAAGTAGACCATAAGATTCGCCTTGAAAATGGCGGTTCCAACGCAGTGGATAATTTAGTGGCACTGTGCCGAGACTGTCACGGTAAAAAAACAGCATTTGAAAATTTTTGATTGAATTGTGTCATTGGTTTGTTTGTAATCTGGTTTGTTTGTAATCTGGTTTGTTTGTAATCTGGTTTGTTTTAATTATATAATAAATAATATATATTATATATAGTATTTATTTTAATTTATTTTATTCAATGAACCCCATCGGAGCAACAACATCCACAACATCCACAACATCCACAGTAATGAAGTTTTTTTTACTAGTAACGGCATGCATTGTTATAAATATTTTTTTATATTTAATAGAAGACAAGTGGATTGGTGGTGTATTTAGTGGTGCATGGTTACTTGCAATAGTATTGAGCTACGTGTATAATAGAGGGTTTGATTTAAACATAACAAATTATAGTTTGACAACACTATTAAAGAAATATTTTATTCCAATAGTTACATATATCGTATGGATTGGTGTCATTTATTGGTTGATAGCGGCACAAATTGACATATCCGAACCGAAAAATATAGAACATAGTCAACTTTCCAGAAATTTCGCAGGCGTTATGATTGGATTCATTCCTGTTTTAGCCGGAGTAGTCACATATTGTTCAACTTATAGTCAACCTGCAGGTTGGCCAATTTTAACTAGCATAGGTTTGCTAGTTCTTTGCTCCTATAGTTATTATTTAAATACTTTACGCGAAGGTTGTGACAAAAGTATTTCAGATACTATTTGTTGGACGTATGCTGCCAATGCAACATTCCTGAGTTTTATTCTAATCACCGGATTATTTATTTGGTTATCAACAAAAGATTTGGTGGGAGGTGAAAAATATATTCAATTTTTACCGAGAATTTTAATAACCAACCCAACATCGCCGCTCAGTATATTTTCAATATTTACTTATTTACTCATGTGGATTTCATTCATTATTGTATTTTTTCGACATGACAAAGAAGATCAAACAACCTCTGGTGTGTTTGGAACATTTACAGGAATTGGAATAGTCATGTTTTTGTTATTACTTTTAAAAGAAACCACATATATGAAACTTTTTATAAATAAATTCATAGATATGATAACGTATATATATAAACAACCCTTGTCTACAACCTTGTTACATGCATCAATCATAATAACATTTATAGTATCTATTTCTTTTACTTCAACATACATAAATAAAAAACCTGATTACAGCAATATTGGCGGCATTTGGGCTTTGGATATAATATTATCGTTATTATTTCTTTTATATTTTATTTGGGTAGGTCGGAAATATTATTTATCATAGGGCAGGCAAGTGCATCATCTACTATTTATAATGTTCTTTAGTTATTTAATATAATAATTATAATTATATATAATTATATTAAAAGTATTATATTTTTCTTGTCCATAATTCATATATTATAATGTCATTTATTCAACAAATTAAAGACTCATCTAAAAATGCAGTTAAAAACGTAGGGGAGTCATTTAAAAATTTAGGGTCAAAAATAGGAACTGATGCAAAAACAAATTATTTACAAATAAAACAAAATACTTTACAAAATACACAAAGTAAATATATAATATTTTTAATTTGCATTTTGATAATTTCTGGAATATCATACGGTTGTATTCATAGATTCATTGGAAATGAATGGTTGTTTTCAGTCTTTCTACTTTTAATATTCGTATTTGCAGCCATCTTGCGCTTTGTAATAAATATACCAACTATTTATGTAATCATGTTCGTATTAGTGTCCGTGACCGGTTTACTTTTTCTTCTTGTAAACAAGCTTGCAGGAATTGTCATGTCTATAATTGTCGGATTGTTACTGCTTCATTTGCTATACATTGTGGTAGTAAAAGGTGTAAATGTAAATGAGTCCATCAACAACTTTTTTAGCGGCATGTCAATATCATCTGTAACAGATGCGTGGAACTCCATCACAAAAATCACCAACTTCTTATGCAGCTATTTCGTAAAGGGATTTTTGGTGCAACTTATTTCAAAATCAATGCTTATTATTTTTCTCATGTATTTAGCTCTAGTTGTCTATATTTACACTAAACAACCGTACCAAATTGTGTCTGATAATAAATCAATTTTCTTGTGCATATTCTTATTCATTGGATTTGCGCTTTTATCATTGCTTATTATGGGATTTGAAGCATTTGTGCCTTTTATAACATCTTTTTTGAAATATACGATACTAATCGGAATTGTTCTTGGAATCATTCTTGCAATTTTGCATGTCTATAACAATGTTCCCATGATTGCAAACACGGTATTATTTGCCATAAATATCGCAATACTTGTCGGTATTTTTGCCATGATTGTCAAATTCATTGGCGCAGAAGCACCGGGTTATATAGCCGGACCGCCATCCTGGTCTGGTTTACTTTTCGAAACACTCATTTATATACCTTGTTTGTTTTTAGACGCCGTTGACTTTTTAAAGACCGAATTTAAACTAGCACAGACACAATGGACTTATTTTATTATCCTTATTATTGAAATCATACTCATTGCATTACTGTTTGTTCTTCCAAAAGCATTTAATGCAGTCATTAATCACAATGGTGAAGTAATACTGGATAGCGTATTGCCTCTTAATAAAAAAAACGACACGATAGAAATTAAAACTAAAGATTCAAATAATATACAGACACTATCTTTTAAATCTCTAGAAGAAAACGTTAAAACTAAAAACCAGCCAATTTATAACTATGGCTTATCTGCATGGTTTTATATTCACCCTCAACCTAAAAACACAAATTCAAGTTATACAACACCTGGTGGCGTAAGTATACTTGACTTTTCAGGAGCTCCAACTGTAAATTATGATGCAACCGATAATGTATTAAAAATTATTGTTAATGGTAGTACAATTTCAGACGATTCTCAACCAAAAAGCAAAATTCCTTTGCAAAGATGGAATCATTTGTTTATAAACTTCAACAATGATGGCACGATGGACGTGTTTTTTAATAATAAATTGGAAACTTCAGTGCCCAATGTGTTTCCCCCACTTGTAACAAATTTGACTGTAGGAAAAAATAAGGGAATATACGGACAAGCATGCAGTGTTGTCTATTATCGAAGTGTTTTAGGAAGTGATGCAATCTCGTGGATATATAATACACATAAACATCTAAATCCGCCGACAGTAAACACAATCATTCAAGACGAGAAGATACAAAATAAAAAAAATGAAATCATACTAAATAGATAATTGCGGGTGTCTGAACCGTTTTGTATCTCTGAACTTTTAATAATATTATTATATTCTTTTTCTTCTTTTGAAGATTTTAGGAATATATCATCATCTCTCTTGTTTACTTGTTTTATAGTTTATTAGTTTAATATAGTTATAAAAGAAGAGAGAAGATATATTTTATCCTCAAAAATAAAAAATATAATAAAATAAATAATTATTTAATAAAAAATAAATAATTATTATATTAATATATAATACACATTATATATAGGTCATTTCATAATACAAATACAGAAACAGAACACTAATGGATATTTCTTGGACGACGGTTATTATAGTAATACTTTTAATTGTAATTGTTTATTTTATTTGGGGAATGATATCTTCTTCTGAAGAAAAAGTTTCAACTGGTACAACAAAAATAACCACTTCAACTTCGCTCGCTATTGCCTCCCCAACTAATTCATTTACATTTTCAACTTGGATTGCTATAAATAGTTGGACCATTACTGGTGGTAATCTTATAACCACCCCGACAGATACAGCCGCTAGTGTCTTCGCTTTGAAATTAGGAACTACTATTAATCAAATAAATCTTAGCATAGGAACAGTCACCACCACCTTTACAACAGTAGGTTTACTGCCGCTTCAAACATGGGCATCAATTATTGTATCTGTAAATAGTGGAAACTCAGCGGATGTTTACATCAACGGCAAGCTTGTTAGAACAATTGCGTTAACCGCTACATATACTTTGCCTGCTGGAACTATTACTGTGGGTGGAACTACTGGTGCAGTTGATGGTTATATATCCACAAAATTTGATAACAAATCCATTGGACCGCAAGATGCCTGGAACATTTATTCTAGCGGATATGGAGGCGATGGAGGTAGTGGAGTTGGTGACTTTTTTAATAAATACAAAATTCGATTCGCCTTTGTGAAAGACAATGTGGAGTTGTCTCGTTTTGAGATTTAGAAAGAAAACCAAAGAGAACCTACGGTTCTCCTTTAACCTCTCCCTTTAAGAAGGGGGGGGTCGTAGGGGGGTGCTTGTCGCCCCCTACATTGTTTATTAATTATAATCATAATTATTTAATAATAATTATAATCATATTATATACAAAAAAATAAAACTAGTAATGTTATTTTATGGAAAAGAAATAGACATATTTTATATTATTTTGCTTGTAATTTTCATTCTTGTTGTATATATTTTAATTTCATATTACATGCAACAAAAACAAAGTATTGCGATAACAACATCTTCGCAGCCTATTATTAGTAAAAGCACTACAATAGTTCCAACTTATTTAAAAAAAGAGCCAAAAGAAACATTAAATAGAGGCGCATTTGCAATATCACTTTGGTTGAATATATCTTCATGGGCACCGGTGCCGCCTGATACAAATGCAAGTTTTAACATATTAACGATGAATAATACACCAAATAATCAAATATTTAGATTATACATTGACAAAACTTGCAATTTGTCAATAAATTCAACCCTTTTTAAAAATAAAGATTTAAACAAAATAACAGGTGATTATCGAATAACGGGTGGCGGTGACAACAACGGCAATAATGTAAACATTTCTTCTGGTAACAGTATGTTTCAAGTTAGTGGTACAAACTTCAATGACGGGAATACTTTAACATGCACTATTCCTAGTGGTTCGTATGATGCAGATACCCTTACGAATATGATTCAGAATGTTATGAACTTGGCGGGTAAATGGAACGCCATCCCCGCAAACACCAGCGTCACCCCCAACACCCCTTACATCCCTGCCACTCCCCCTGATTTCTATATCAAAAAAAATGCCGCTATTTATGAATTTGGATTCAATTATATGCCTGCGTCTTATGTTGCATCATCGAACTTGACAATTACGCTTGTTGGAAATAAAGATGGTGTACCCTTTGATAGCCGTCTTATCTTTGGAGTTGTTACTTCTTCGCAGACTACTTTTACAATCTACAAAAAACTACCACAACCACCACCATCAACAGCACCATACACACCATACACATTTACCCCAATTGTGAATGGGAATGCGACGTCTGTATTGCCAATAAATGAACCAGTGAATGTAATTTTAAATTACAATGGCGATGATGATAATAACGAAGATAAAAATCTGTTTTTTACAACAACAGATGGAACTAAAATACCAATATATAACACCAATACTGGATTTTCCGATAGTAATCGTGCTTTAGATGTATTTATTAATGGCAGGTTGAATAACACAATTATTTTGAATACTTCATTGACTAGGAATGATAAAAGTACAAACTGTAATGCTGGTTGTGTGTCATATAATGAGTCATATAATGACGCATCCATGAATTACTTTATTGATGATAATGTTCAATTTATGATTGGCAACATCTCAACCGTAACACCTGGACCCATTGGAACGATTTCGAATGTCACTTTTATTAAAAACGGGTGTTCAATTGAAGATGCGCAAAGTATAAACAACAGCGGAAATTCGAGCAACATTTTAGATAATCTTTTTTCATATAAACTTCAATTTAGTTTAATCGAAGATGATAAAAAAGTCAAAGTGTATGAGTTCCTCTAAAAAACATCACAGCATGCCAGCCGTTTATTTTCACGATATTTATTCAAGTGTATAAAACCGTCGAGCGGATAATTTCTATTTTTTACAAAATAATTACTCGACGCATTTGTTCCCTGAAAATTGCCAGCGTTCGCCATTGTTGCTCCATATGCCGAGTATAATGAAAACCCGTTGCTTGTTATCGTGTCTGCTTTCAATTTTTGAAGGCGCGTGCTTCCCGATACAGCACCTTGTTGCGCAAATTGCGGATTATTTGGTTTATATATCGTGCTGCAATAGCTGTTGGCGGGTTGATTTAGCGCGTTATTGTTATATGTTTTAGGATTTGAACAATTTTTCGATTGATAAACTTGCGGACCATTTGGCGCATTCGTCGGATACAAAAATTCAAACGGAATATTATCATTTACACTTGGATAATAGACGCCGCCCGCCTTTTTGGTTGTTGAGAGTCTTTGAGCCGCTGTTCTGCATCTAGACTGTAAATATCCAGACGTGGTTTCATAATACGATTGTTTCAACGTGCAAATGCCCGATTTAATTCGATTATTTTCAGGATTGCAGGCAATGCACGCCGTATCATAAACGCTGGTAATTATTTCATAACTTTCATCGACATTTACTTCATCTTCTTGATCCGGAATAGTTTGAGCAATCGGGGTTATCGGGGTAACATAATAAATATCCGGGACTGTTGGTTCGTCCTCATCATAAAAAATGTCGTAAATTGTTGGAGCTCCTGGAATGTCGAGAAAGATTTCAATAATAATTGGAATGCTAATAAATTCTGTCGGAATAGATATTGCACCATTATTTTGAATTTTATATCCATTATCAAACCTGTTTTCCGCATATGTATCTGCTATTTGAAATGAATTCCCACCTGTCTCAATGCACTCGCATGATTCTGCATTCGTTTTATATACGCTTGAACCCGGCGTATCCATCAACTGCACTGTTGCCATTCGTTTTTGGCTAGAGTTGTCTGTTGACGAATTTGTGGGAACTAGCTGTCTGCGCCAATGCTTCAGCGGGCGCGCTTTAAAATCTGGTCCTATAAAATCGCCCTGATTTATATTGGACGGAACACCATTTGCATTTGGACGATGCATGCCCGGAATCACATTGAATGCCGTTTCAACTTTTGTTGCATAGTGCGGCTTTCGCGTAGTCGTTAAAGTATTTGAACTTCTAAAATTTTGTGGATTATTTATTTTTGGAGTAGTTGTTGTCATTGTTTATTGTTTATTGTTTATTGTTTATTGTTTATTTTATTGTTTATTGTTTATTGTTTATTGTTTATTGTTGTAACTATAATAATTAATTATTATTATTTATTATTATTATTACTATATATATTATTTTATTTTTTTATAACAACTTCCAATTGCGAAATAGTGTATGGGCTTTGTATAAGGTACACTTCATCATCATCCGGGCAAATTTTGTACAATGAACAGTCTGCGTACTTTATTTTCATTTGTTTTGTAGTTTCAGTATCCTTTTTTCGCCTTGACCCTTCTTCTGCTTCACCCTCTTCTCCTTCTCCTTCTTCTGCTTTGTCATCTTCTTGGTAATCAGGATTGAATTGAAGAGACGTTTGATATGTTTCAAGAATGTTATGAAGAATTTCGAGCTTTCTCAAAGGGTCCGGATTTTGATTCATAATTTCTTGTTGTTTTTCAATGTTTACTAATACAGTCTGAATATCATCGCGAATGCGAATTAGCTGCACGTGTCGTTCTTTACTATTCACAACATTTTCATAATCAGAAACATATTTTTTATATATTTCAAGCTGTTTATTAAATTCGGGAATTTTTACAGTAATTTCGGCAAGAGCTTCATCTTCAGACTTGTAATTAAATAATAAATCCAGTTTCAAGTTTATAATTTTTTCCTTCATTTCTTCCACCTTTTTGAACTGTGTTTCTATCAAATCATGAAGGTTGTGCGTATTTCCCAGCTTAAATCCACGACTTTTTTTTATCTTTTGCATTTTTAATAAAATAGACTTGATGGTTGCTGATTCTAAAATTTCTTCCTTGATTGCAAGCCTTTTTTTTTCATTTGTGGAGTCTATAAATTTGGTTTTTTTGTATAAATTATTAATTATTTTTTTTCTTTCTTCAAAATAATCTTGTTTAAGTCTGAAGTAATTTATCATTTTTTCATCATTTGATTCTTCTGATTCACTGGACATATTCAAGTTACACAATATAATATAATTTTACACAATATAATAATATTTTACACAATATAATATTATATAGATTAAATAAATCAAGGGTAATACTATCATACTATACTATGGTAAATAAAGCGTAGGCGTAGTTTTACATTTCTTACCAGAATATGAATTACAATTTAATAAAGAACTTTTTGGATTGAATCCTTTTAAATTTAATTTATTTATTAGTTTATTTTTATTGGAATAACCTTTTATTTTAAAAGGGTCGAAACCTTTTCCGTAAATAACATAACAACGTTCTTCGAGAAGCATATTACAAAGAGAAGCATATTAAAAATTAAAAATTACATTCCTATATTCCTATATTCCTATACTTGCATATTTTGAACGCCACCTTACCATGAAGGCAAGTCTGTAATTAAATTTGAATGAGTTACACCGCCTTTTTGCCGGTCCATTTTTATTGTTGCAGACACATTGTTTAGTTTTGTTAAAATGTATTGTTTTTCTTCTTGTTTCTTTCTTTCTTTTTCTTCAGGAGTAAGTTTCCCCTTGTACTTGAAATATAAAATCCCTCCTAAAAGTATGGAAAATAATGCAAACATTGATATGTTGAATACAGTATTATAGTGATGTGACTTTATTTGATGACAACCTTTCAACACGCCGCTAATAAATGATTTCACGCCGGGTTCAGTTAAAAATGGTTTCTCGTCTTGACCTGGACCATGACCAGTGCCCATTCTAAAAAAATTCATCAGGCGTTATCTATGTGTCGTATTTTACGTTTTACTTTTATATATTTTTATTTTTTATATTTTTATAAAAGACGAGAGATAATTTCATATTATTTTTATACACAGTATTTAATATAAAATTTAATATATTGATAATACAAATATATCACATTTTTTTTAATATTACTAAATAAATAAAAAATGTCTTCTCAAACAACAACAACAGAGCCGGCGGCATCTTCAAAGCCGGAATCTTCAAAGGCGGCACCTGCTGAAGTCATTGACCCAGCCACCTCCATTTTTGTTTACATTGGAATAACAGTTCTGTATTTCGCGATGAAGTATATGATGCCAGAAAAGGCAACCGCTTTATTTGTGATTTATTTCATTTTAGTACTTATAAGTCAATTTATTTTGAACATATATTTAGCCAAACAATTGTGTAACAGTCCTTCCAATGTTGGAACCGCAGCTGTTGCAACAATTATTCCATGGATTCTTATTTTCGGCTTACTCAATTTATTACTCACAATGTTTCCTGGTTGGCTTGCCGCCTTTTCAAATACTATTGGCTATGCTGTCGCAAGTATCGTCGGCGTCTCGTCACTTTTCACAGAAAAGTTGCTAAATGTTGGGAATCCGCCAAATCGAGATGCATTAAAAGTCATTCAAAATATACTTAGCGACCCTTCTACAATTATCAACACGCTTAATGATGAAAATGTAAAAGATTTTTGGAATAAAAGCGTAAGTCCTGGAGTAAATTTATTCAAAACCAACTTTGAACCAATTGAGGATGAAAAAGCTAATAACAATCCATTATTTTATGAACTTAAAAAGTACATTATGCTGAAAAACCTCGTTTCTTATTTTATTTGGTATTTGCTGACGGGAATCCTAATCACGTCGATTAGTTACAACTACATGCTCACAGTTCCGTGTGTGCAAACACCCGAACAAGCACGAATTGCGGCTGCTCAATTTTTGGCAGATCAAAAGAATGCACAAAAGTCTGCAGAAGCCGCCAAATCAGGCGCCCCTGTATATAAAACTGATGGGAAATAACAGGGGAACCCATGTTCCCCTCTGACCCCTCCTATGAGGAACCCATGTTCCCTCTGTTATATATAAAAATCAAATACTGAACCACTTTGTAGAAACAATTATATTCGCATTTATTTCGGTATCAATCAAATATGAATTATAAACCGACATGAAATATTTTTCAAACCATCGTTTGCTAATGATATTATATTCCTTATCAAACGCGTATTTGCAATAACACTGATAAATTGTGTACAATGACTGACTTGTCGCATTTGCGCTCTCCATTTTCGACTCCTTGTATTTTTTTATAAATTCCTCAATTTCTCCCCTTTTATTCCAAATATTCGACCTGCATCCCACATGAATCAAATACTTGTCATCTTCTATAATAATGTCCGGGTAAAAATGTTTTATTAACCCCAGTAACATTTTATCCGTCACATTGTTGTGCAACAGCGTCGTCGCTGACCGTTTAATTGATTTGTTAAATAATGACAACAACTCGTCCAATTCTAGTTCATATTCTTCTTCCGCTTCTTCTTCCGCTTCTGTATTATTAAAATCTATAATATAAGTATTCCAAAATGACATGAAACTGCAAACAAATGGCAAATGTTTACTTGTTCTATTTTTTATAACCGTCTTTTCAACATCATCTGGCAACTGAAGTGCATCTATTGACAAGTTCAACTCTTCGCAGTGTGTTGATAATAGTTGTTGGAGAGAATGATTAAAAAAGATATTCGGAATATTCTCTTCTTCAATAAATATTTTCCATAAATATGACATATTTTTACACGTTATATTGTAACCAGGACACTCTTCTGTGGTCGCATTAATGAACCGTGAAACTATTTCAATATTGGTATTATGTTTTAAATACAGGGCGTGATTTATTACAGAGTAGTCGTTACAATACTTATCCAAAAACAAATCGGCAGACACATATCGCGTTGAGTAATGAGATGCGACGCAAAATAAATCAATAATGTGAGGAATAATATGCGATTTAAAATAATCGTCGTAAGCATTTGATAGTTCACAAACACTTACAAGTCGGCAATCTTCATTTGTGTGTTCATAGTATTTGAACTTGAAATGAGGTAATAAATTCATCCCATAGTACTTGTAACACTCTTGATTTAATTCTTTTACAAATGGAATAAAAGTTTTTGAATTAATAAAATAATGAAGTGAATTTTTTTTATGTAAAATGTCCCCGACCACTGTAAGAAAGTATTTCACTGTGTCTTTATTGTAAAATAACGCGGGTGTGAGAAACCGAATAACATTTTGAATTGTTTCCGATTCTGGAATTGATTTAAGTATATTATTATTCTCTCGAATTCGTTTTATAATTTGTATTTTTATTTTATATTTCCACGGCAACAAGTCTTTGTGACTTGCCGTAATCGTTGTTAAAATAGAATGTTGAATGTTGTCCTCTTTTATAACTTCGTATGTTTTATCATCGGAATAAATAAAAAATAACTCGGTGCATGAATTATAAAAATATCGTGTTTTTGCAAGAAATTCTTCAATAAATTCATCCGATTTTTCTTCTAGCGACTTTTTTCTCTCTTCTCTCTGTTTACACTGCTGAACAGCATTTTCAAGAATTGTCGGCAACGCATCCATAATGTGATGAATCAACTTTTGTTGAACATTTGGCAAATTCGCATATTTATTATACAACGCCGTAACCATTTCCGCAATGTCGGCGCCATCATGGTTCAGGATTGTGTTGATTGTGTTGATTGGGGTCGTATCGGGCTGGTTTGTCATACAAATGTTATAAAATTATAAATATACGTGTGTAATATATTCACATATATGTTTATATAAATTATCATAATTATTATTTATTGACTTATTATTTTGCATTCATCAACCCTAAAAACATTTTAAACCTGTGATTTAAATTATATACATGCGTTTCAAGGTTCAACAAATCCGATGAAATATCAAACGTCCTCAAATAATAAAAATATTTTTCATTATGAGTCTTTATCTTTTTTAAAATTGCATCCAACTCATTGTGCAATTTCGTGCACATGTCATGAATGCCCGTCAACGCTTTGTGTATGCTTGTTTTTTCATGAACCGTTTCTGGTAATTCTGAAATATAATTTTCAATTACTTCTAACTTATAAATAATATCCAATTTTTCAATCTTTGATTTAATGTATGTCTCTCCGCACATGTATTCTGATAAAACTTCGTATATTTTTGAATTTGTAGCACCAATAGAGCGCAACACCGCATCCCTTTGTAATAAACTCGCAACAATCAATGCCATTCTAAAAAAATATATATAAAATATATGTTATATAAAAGTATAAATATAAATTTATATACTTTTATATAATTAATTCGATTTTCGATTTCTATAATGTTTCAAGTGACAAAACTAGTTTCGCACGCAGTTGTACCTAAAAGAGCCACCGAAGGCAGCGCTGGATTGGACATTAGTTCATCCGTTGATGCAACCGTTCCGCCTGGAAAATGGTGCGCCATTTCCACCGGCATTTCCATCATGGTGCCAAAAGACTGTTATGCAAGAATTGCACCGAGAAGCGGCTTAACGTTCAAATATGGAATCCAGGTTGGCGCCGGAGTCGTTGACAGCGACTATACGGGTGAAATAAAAGTTATTCTGTTTAATCATGGGGCATACGATTTTACTATAAAAGCAGGCGACAGAATTGCACAATTGATTTTTGAGAAAATATTCACAAATGAATTGCAAGAAGTCGAAGAGTTGGTAAAAACAGAGAGAGGAGCAGGAGGGTTTGGTAGCACGGGAAATTAACCGATTCGAAACATTCGAAACATATTATTTTTTGTTATGAAACAAATTATCGACTGATATTTTATAAGCCAACGTTCTATTACTGTATTTATCTTGTTTCCCTCCCTTCCTCCAAATAAACCCTCCCTTATACTGATCCTTTAAAACAAATAAATTATCACAAGTATTGAACAACATTTTTGTCAACCGTTCTTCGACTAAATCTAAGCTCCAATGATCATTTGAGTTATTTTGCACCCATTCAAAATAACTCACAACCACACCTCCGCTGTTGCACAGCACGTCAGGTATTACCTCAATATTTCTTTCAAACAGCAACGCGTCAGCATCGGCAGTTGTCGGTCCATTTGCACCTTCTGCAACAAGCCTGCAACTAGAATCGATGTTTTGGACAATATCTTTTGTTATTTGCAGCTCTTTTGCAGCTGGAACTATAATGTCACATTTCATTTTCCAAAAATCCTCTTCGCTTATTTTATCCACGCATTCAAACAGAGGTGAAGTCTCCAAATTATATAATCCTCGATTATCAGCGTTGTATTTTTTCAATAATTCAATGTCAATGCCACCACACGCTTCATTAAACTTATAATACCCCGTGTGGTCGCCAACTGCCAAGCACGTGTAACCAAACTGATTTAAAAAATGCATCGTCCAAATGCCGACATTTCCGAAACCTTGCACAATATATGTTTTCAGCGGAGCATCAATAAACTCTTTATGATGTTTATTCCAATAATCAATTGTTAATGCAACACCCAATCCGGTAGAATGGTTTCGTCCCAGCGATCCTCCGCAATCCACACTTTTACCCGTGAAACAGCCTAGATTTAATTTGTTCTCGTCATTACGCAACTCTTGATATTTTGAAACCATCCAGTCCATTGTTTGACTCGACGTTCCGATGTCCGGCGCCGGTATATCAAGAGACGGACCAATGTTTGTATAAATAGCGGCACAAAATGCTTTCGAAATATTCCTATTTTCATCTTCTGAATATTTTCTTGGATTATACATGACACCCCCCTTTGCCCCACCAAACGGTAACTTGTGAAGCGCGCATTTTATTGTCATCCAAAATGCCAGCGCTTTACACTCTTCCATGTGGACCTCTTCGCTAAAACGCAATCCGCCTTTATACGGACCCAACCAATTATTATGTTGAACACGATACCCGGTAAATATTTCAACCCGTTTATCATCTAATACAACTGGAAAATTTACAATAATTTCCTTATTATTCACATTGAGGCATTTTAAAAAAGCGGCATCGTAATTAAAAGTTTTGAAAACGGCTTCCAACTGTGAATGAAACAATTCCGAAATTTCACTTTTATCCATGTTACTATAATTTATATAATATATGTAATGTTTTTTAATACTATTTTTTCAATATTTATAATAAATATTAATTATAACATTATATAATTGTATTTATTGTATATTAATTATGTTTTCATAAAGAAGAATCATAAATAGCGTCAACCAATCCATATTGAATGCATGTCTGCGGAGTAAGCCAAATATCGTGTTTTAATAATTCAGTCAATTCTTTTTTTGATATTTTTGTGTATTCGCCATATAGTCGTTTAATTTGTTTCATTAATTCATTCAAATGTTTATATTCATCTTCAATTTCGCTCATTTTCCCCCACATACTACTACTTAATTGATGAATAAGCATGTGAGCATTCTTACCTATAAATCGCTTAGTGCAAACCACGCTAATGATAGTTCCTGCAGATGCAGCACAGCCTTCAATGATGGAATAAACGGGAACACGCAAATTTTTTATCGCATCCACTGCGGCATACGCATCGTAAAGCGAACCGCCAAATGAGTTAATGTGAAGGTAAATAGGAATATTCTTCACATTTAAATCAAACGATATTATATGAACAAACTTTTCTGCTTCTCTCAAAAGGATATTTAATTTAAATATAGATTCGCGAGAAACTTCGCTATAAAAGTATACATGATTATTTTCCCGAACAATCTTTGATTCATCATCATCATTGTCACTGTCATCACTGTCGTGACCCGTGTGTTTCGGATTTGCTTTTTTTTTCGTAGATGATGATGTGTCTTTGAGCATTTTTAGTAAAGTTATATTCCTCATAACTTGTTGTATGTATACAAAATATTAATAAAAAACCTCTATATAGGTTTATTATCGATAATCATCGTGTTCAAAATAAGATAAAAAAACATAATTTTACATCTTATCTTATATTATATTCTTTTTACATCTAGACTCGTGGTATTTGTACTCCCAGTACACTCTGTATTTTATTCACATGTGTCGCATTATAAACACACGTTCCTCTTTCAACATCTGAAATAATTGAAACCTCAAAATTACATTTTTGTGCTAGTTCCTTTTGCGTCATTTTTTTTTCGCGTCTTGCAAGACTAATAGCCAAAGAAGTATTTTTTGACACATATTTTGTTTTTTTCACATCATCGTCCGATGCAGCCGCATAAATGCCAACAGATGCCAATGATGATGAAGTTGTTGCCGGTACATTCAACGATTTTGCTGCTGCTGTTGCTGGTTTTTTATTAAACACAACGGGTTCCCAATCTTGATGTTGTTGCGGCTTTGACATGTTTACAAGTTGATTTGATTGATTGTTTGATTGTATTGATTATTTTATTATGTATAAAATAATCAATTTTATAAATAAATAAATAAATAAATAAATAAATTTAAATAATATTAAATATATTTTTCGTAAATCGTCAACCCCAAATTTGATACTCTTTTTCGAGTTTCACATTGTGCAACATTTTAAATGTTTTATTTTCGCTCGAAAAGTAACTCGGTGTCAATATGCTCCAATCTAAACCGTTGTCAAAAAGCGTCAACTTGGTGTATATGTATCCAATTAATGCGCTGCACCAAAATCGCGATGTTTTTTGCGGATTTGCATCCTTCTTGCAATACGCCTCTATCCAGTCAGTTACCATGATATCGTACGGCTTATCATATACGACTTTATGAATTTCTTGTAATGTGTTCATGTTGAATATTTTATGATACTGCTCTTGCGATTCACATTTCAAACGTCTAAGATAAATTTTTCCCTCATATGTGTTTAAAAACTCGTCAAACTCAACAAATTGAACACCGAATTTTTTTTTATTGTCTTCTGGGTCGGGTGTGTCTGATATACCCGATGTCCAAACGTAAACACCTTTCAATTTTGGGCTTGTCATAGCCGGGTCAACCACGATAATTCCAACGTGAGAATAATCACTTTGAGTCATGAATTTAATAAACCAGCTAAATATTCCCCACGAATTATGTTGCAAGTCGTCGCATACCAAAAGGTCTCCCGTTTTCAAAGTTGCCTTTAATTCATTTAATGCATCTGCATCTAATTTTTGTGTTTGTGTTGTTTGTGTTGTTTCACTCTGATTCAAAAGTTTCATTTCTGTTTCTTCACTTCCGCCATTCATTTTTATAAATATTTTTTTATTATATTAATACTATTTTATTTAAATAATTATATTATATATATAATCAAAGTTAATTTCATTCAATTATTCAATTATTTATTTATTATAATGTCGAACTTTTTTTCAGATATAATGACGGATATGAAAGGGATGGAGCAAAGTTTGCTGGGCCCTGACTACTTGTACTGGAAACGTATTTTAAAACCATCCGATATGGGCATGTCAGACGATGGAAATTTCAGCGCACTTGCCAACAACATTGGCGGATTGATTAATTATGTTGAAGTTCTCGTCACTGGAAAAGGTGGTTCTACTACAGGCGGTCCTTTAGGTGATAAGTTCTTTTTAAAAACAGGCGGACAGTGCACAGATGTTGCATCAAATAAATTAGTCGACCGACACATTTATGTTAATAATATTCCAAATGGAAATATTCCATTTATATCATCGGGTCTAGGCGGAACCAACTTTACAGAATTTGAAGGGCTAATTCCTGGAACGCTAGGCGATTTAGGTAAATTAAATCCACTTGGTATTTTCAAGTCATTTATGATGGGACAAAACCCACCGTGCATGTCAATAACCTTGAATACAGTCACTCCTGTAACTGATGCAAATTTTGATGATACAGGACGGGATAACAATGGGACTGAAACCAAGTATGTCGCGGTTGCCGATGTGAAAAATATGGATCCGTGCACATTTCCCAGTAAAACAAATCCGGCAGACCCGACACAAAAATGCTCAGAAACATTTGTAAATTCAAAGTATGATTCTGATTCTGACTCATCATCGTCATCGTCGTCAAAACAAAAATGCAAATGTAAATATAAGTATTCAACAATTCCAAATATAAAAAAATATCGAACAAATAAAAACAAGGTGGAAAAAACGACGATGCAAGATTTTTCAAAATTACCAGATGATTTATATGTAAAAGCATTTTATGCTTGCATAAGTATCTTTTCTCTCTATGTCTTGTATCGGTTCATTCAAAGATATAACAAGAAATAGAAATAATGGTAACGACTAAAAAACGAAATACGGGGACTAGGGCTTGAACCTAGGACCTCGGAGTTATGAGCCCCGCGCGCTTCCTCTGCGCCATCCCCGTTGAATACCACCCACAGGTATCGATCCTGTGCCTGCCTTTTAATGAGAAAGAGATAACCATCAAACTTTCGGACATTGTGAGTGTCTTGATTGTGTTCGACGATAAGCTGCCCGCCGT